TCAACATTCTTTATGTTAACGGATGTCAGGCTTGATACTGTGTTTGACCAAGCGATAGAAACGCCGTTTCCATACGCAACATTTGAGCTGGTCGGAACAATTTTAAGATTGCCAAACCCGATAGGCTGGACGTTCTCAATCCAAGAAAATTCATCATCCTGAAGTGCTGTACGATTGGCTTTCGTATTGAGCGCTTTAAAGGATTTAACAACCTGATAAGATTTTTTCTGTTCAGGTGATTGTGCCATCAGTATGGCCTCGAATAAGGATCAGGCATACGACGAGTGTAGGTGCTGGAAAGCACGTTCTGCATCTGGCTTAGATATTGTTGTTTGAATATCTCAGCTTCGCCGTAACTCTGTTCTTTAAACTTGGCGATGTAAGCCGCATAAAACGGCACTGGCCCCTGCCAAGGTTGACCAATGTCGTTATCAACATCGTTCTGGCTGACGAGGGTAACAGGCAAAAGAACCGTGTCCAATTCCATCTGATAAACTTGATCTGGAACTGGCGACAGGAAAAAGCTGTCTGGGCCATACATACTGAACGCAATTGGGCGACCAACATAGTTCTGCCAGAACCGAAGCTCAGCGTTGAACTGTGTCCATGGCAAATATCTCAATGGAATACGGGTATTGCCCCAAAACAGATTGATATTCACAACGTCCATCGTCAGGCTTCCCTCAGGAACACCCGTCAAATAAGCCGTTGCAGCCGCACCTGTGCCAGTGCCGCCGGAATCAGTAATCGTCACATTTGGAGCAGTGGTATATCCGCTACCAGCCGAAACAAGATTGATTGATGCAACCTGACCGGATGTTGCCGTTCCATATTGCCCAATTCCGCCCAAAACAGCAGTCGCCGTAGCGTTATTGCTTGTTGGAGAGGCGTCAATCGTAACAATAGGATTTGTGTAATTTTGACCGTTATTTGTAATCAAAATACCGGATAAAGAACCGGACGTATTGCTGAGAAAATACTGTTCTTGATTGGTGATAGCCGCCGTATTTTGCTTAATACGATTAATGCCCGTGTCTCTGATGAGACGCGAGCGACCTTGGTTCACACAATCTGCTAGTTCAACATCAGTCCAAAAGTTCGCGTTTGCGTCATGCAACAAACGGCGCGTGTAGGTGATGTAATCTTGTAAAGTCGTCATTTATCACCCACATTACTTTGAGTCCTTTCCCCTCCCCTGCCGCGATGCAAGGGAGGGTACTTGGTCTACCACTGGGGACGTGGCGTGGTAGGGTTGAGGCTTCTCGGATGTGATTACAAACTTATTGAGACGCTCCATAGCTTTAGGAACGTCAACAAGGGTTTGCGTCCATCCGAGACGCGCAAGAACAGGGACTTTATCTTCAAGTCCATATCCGAAAATGTGCCGGGCAACATGGTCAGGAACCTCAATCGGTTTGTTAGGCGAAAAGCTGTAAGGCTTCCCATCCCAGTGATCGACCAAAAATTCTTGACCTTTGTTGTGTACCCAGACCATTAGAATGTGACCACATCGCCATATAACGAGATATAGGCTTGAGCGTTTGCTACGTTTGCTGTGACGTTAACAAAAAACGCATTTGCGTTTGATGTCGACGTGTTAGCAGTCGCAGAAAGCGTCAAGTCTGCATAAGTTCCTGCACCCGTCAGGTTCGTAAGAGCCTGTGCGTTTGCAAAAAGATTTGCACCATCATTTGTTGCACCAACAGAAATCTGAACAGTTGCAGCATTAGGAGCAGCGCCGCCGGTTACAGTATTGCTAAGATTAGCTACCGTAATACGACGAACGATGAACTGACCTGTACCTTGCATACCGCCTTTAAGAATTGGCAAAGCAGCAACAGCGTTGGCAGTGGCATTCAGTGGAACAGGGCCGACTGTGGCAATCCGAAAATTGCCAAAGCTGTCCTGCGTATTTTGACCGACTGAATCAGGATTAGCCATTCAATCCTCCTTACGACGTAGCGTAGGTTGATTGAGTAGCAGCCTGACCGCCGTTGACCGTCCAGAGCGTGACTGTCTGCGTACCGGTTGTGGCGTTTGCACGGACGTTATAACCGTCAGAAATCAAAACACCACCCACGTTTGCAGCAATCAACGTGCCCCAAGAATTTGCAGAACCGGTGTACTGGTTCAATTCAATGGTGACGTTTGCTGTCGGAGGGAGAAGGTAAGTGCCGGCAGGAATGAACTGCGAGGTTAACATCGCAGTTGCGTTACCAGCACCAACGCTCGATACGGTTACTGGCTGAAGATACGCACCCGCTGTGTTAGCAGAAGCGTTCGCCAGAACAATTTTATTAAGACCTAAAGCCATTCATGCCTCCTATCAAAGCGTGAGCGAGTTGTAACCCGTCACCTTCGACATGGATTTAGGCTTGGTGCTGACGAGTTCTGCAATCGTGAGAACAGCGCCGACATAGCCAATCTGCCAGTTCGGAAGCGTGGATTCAAAGCCCGTGAACACAAACTGGCCCTGCTCATGGATATAGAGCGAGAGATAGTTTGTATTGAGGAGGTACAATGTACCTTCTGGGCAATACGGGTCTGGGTAAATCGGAACGCCCGCAACCATGAGAGCGCGGAACGCAGCCTGTGGGCCATTTGCATCGCCATCAAAGCCGTTACCCGGCGTGATGACATACTGTTCCTGACCGACATAATCCTGAGCAAGAAGCGTCCATGTGCCGAAGCCGCAAACGCCAAATGTCGGAACTTCCGCGCCGTTCTTAACCGTGCCGGAGATGTACTGAAGCACGTTCTGACGGGTTGGGTTAACCGAACCAGCCGTATAGAGCTTCGACTTCCACCAAGCATAGGTCGAACGGTTGATGTTGCCGTATGTGCCCGCACCAGAGGTCGTGCCATCGTCAACAGCCGCCGGAAGGCCGATGAACTGCTGTGTATTTGATGTGTTGTTATAGAGCGAGTAGGACATCGCATCCATCATCACGTTCGTAGCATCGTTCATACGAGCTTCGATCAATGGGATGATTGCGTGATCCTGCTGCACAACACCTTCCATGCCGAGGAACGGCACAGGCGTAATCATGAGCTTGAGATCGAACTCAGCGTTATACGCACCCTGCTGAACTGCTGGCTGCGCGAACGAGCCGGAATAATCCGACCACTGAGCATTAACAAACTGTGCACCCTGAACAGGAACCGTTACAGACGAGACACCGCCCGTAGCAGTCTGAGAGTTGGCAATCAGCGCAGCTAGAAGCGGGGTGGAGTTATAAATCTGCACCACCAGCTTCGGAATAAACGCACGACGTGTGACGTACGTTAATTCGTTAAACTGCGTTGAGCCGGATGCTGGAACAATACCACCACCAATAGCCATCGCTTACTTCCTTTTGTTAAGTCCCCGATTAGAACCCAATAGGTCTCGGATTTTTCCGAATCTCATTGAGGGCTTTAGCTGCTTCATCACGAGCGGCAGTGACCGGATTTTTATTGAACTTAGACAGCGTATCGCGGGCTGTCTCGTTCAAAAAATTATTCGAGAAAACATTTGGCGACGTTGGTTGTGCCGATTGCTTGCTCAATGAATAATATTCCGCTGCTGTTTCGTGATTTTGAATACCCTTTTCAAGCATGAGCTTCTCAATTTCTGAGACTTCATCATCAGATTTAGCCTTGCCATTACGGACAAGGTTTTGACGGCGACGATCAAGCTCTTCACGGGCATCCCGTTCTCTTAGCCTGTTTTCAAGGGACTCGTATTTGTCTGTGAGTTCCTTGTTACGAGCTTCAAGCTGGTCTTTTACGTCAAGAGAATCAATTGTCATCTCAGGACGTGCTTTTTTTGTCAGACGCAAGAAAGCTTCCCGAGTATCAGGGCTTTCAGCAAGTTGACGGGCCAGTGAGGCCAATTCATCTCTAGCTTCTGACGACAAATCTTCTAATGAAGGCATGATTGTCCCCTATCCTTCAGTTAAATAACTTTACGACCGTCGCCCGGAGGCTTGATCGTCATGGCATTACGGCTGCCTGTCTTGGATGGGCCGGAAAGGCCACCAAGATGAGCAAAACGAGGCGTATTAACGATCTGACCGTTCTGCTGCTTGTCAGTGGTCGGATTGCGGGGAGCCGATGCACCCCTTGGTTTAAACAGTTCCATAGTAATTTCCTTACATTGGGGGTACAGGGCCGCCCGGAGCCGGAGGAGCGCCCGCAGGAGGTGCGCCAGCCGGAGGTGCGCCGGGAGGATTCATCATGCCGAGATTGGGTGGGCCACCCGCGATAGAGCGTGCGCCCGGAGTGCCACCCCCAGCTTGAGGAAGGTTTTGAAGGAGCTGAAGGATTTCAGCGCTTTGCAATTCTCCGGCCTTTTGTTTTTTAGGGCCAAGAACGCTCGTCAAAGTTGATAAGGCAGAAATCAACTTCTTGCCTTCGTCTGTTTCGCTGCCAATTGCAGGAAGAGACTGCTCAATCAAATCAAGTGCCATCGAGACATTGACGAGAGCTGCGTCGCGCATTCCGGCCTTAGGTTCAGGAGCCGACATTGGCGATGACATAGGAGGTGCTTCAGGCGGAGGCGCCCCCGCTGGGCCTACAGTTGCACCAGCTCCAGAAGGCACTCCACCAGCGCCACCCTGTAACATTGCCATAATTGCACTATCGTCAGCCATTTGTCTGTCCTTAAAAAAGCGAAGGGGTACTATATTTTATTCGCCCCCCTTCAGGCGAAACTTGCTAACAACGGGTCTAACCCGTGTTTTAGTTAGCGCTTTGCCTTGCGGCCTTTACGACGAGCCATGCTGGCCTCCTGTTAGTGGGGGAGAAAATATAAAACGCAATCTCCGAAGAGATTAGCGCTTTGCCTTACGCTTATGTGACTTACGAGCCATTGTGGCCTCCTAGTCTAGTGTTGAACGTCCCCAAACTTATTACCGGCGTTTACCGCGCCGGGAGCGCTTAACTGATTTATACATCAATCTCTCCTCGGTTTACGGGTTGTACCCAAACGCTGTGTCGGAGTACGAACACCAGAAATCTTATAATCCATACTAGCGGGTTTCCTTGTTTCAGACAAGGAGGCAGATGAAGCCCTCGGTTGATCGGCTGGGCCTACAATTCTTGCACCTTTTGCCATCATTCACCTTTTTTAGGTTTTGGTTGAGGGGCGCCGCCACCAGAAGCAGATTGCTTGGCTTCAGCTTTCTTCAAACGATCTTTGAGAAGCTGTTTCATTGGCGGATCAAGCAAGTCGATCAAGCTTTCTTTGTCGATTGCTTGTGCTTTGAACAGATTGAACGCCAATGCGCGCAAATCTTCCATGAAGATCGGGCTATTAGAGTGAGCGTCAACTTTAACAACGTAATCTTTTGTAAACTGAGCTGGAAGGAATTTCTGGCCTTCAATATCTTTCAAAACAGTCGGATCGTAAGCCTGAAGCAACTTTGCGTAGAGTGTAGCCATCTTTTCAAGGCTATCTTCTACAACCATTGCCCGTTTTTTGGCGCGTGATGAACCTGTGCGGGCCAACTGGCTTGCGTGTCCAGCCGAACGAACGCCCTGTTCACCGCGTCCCGAAAGAATGCTTGAGATGCCCGAAGCTTCTTCAAACATTGCATCTATTTCTTTAAATTGTGCGTAAAGGTCTTGCGGGATCTGCGGGGCGAGCCTCTCCGCCTTGGCGTTAGGCATATCGCTAGAAAGAACCCCACCAGCCCGATTAAGAGCAAAGTTCTTTTCATCTAGAATGCCCGTAAAGCCAGTCAATGCGGTTGGAGGATTGACCTGCTTTGAAAGCAGATCAAGTACTTCAGTCATGCGTCTATTACGCATCTGCTGAAGGTAAATCAGCTTGGAAACTTCAGATTGTCCCCAATAATAATCGTATTGAGGGTTGGGACAAATCTGAATAAAGGGCAGTTCACCCTTCAAAAACATCTCTTCGTTAGGCCGGTCAAAGATCAAAACGTCAGGTGAAGCCTTGGTAACGACCTGATAATCTTCTGTTTCGTCGTTCCAGACGTACATTTCGGTCATTTCAATCGTATCTTCGGCAATACGGGCTTTCATCCGGTTATAGCCGTAAAGATCAAGATTGACCGTCCCGTAAAGGGTCGGGTTTGTCTGAGACATGATAATGCGGTCAACGCCTTCAGGAATCTGTTGACCGACAAACTGAGCTGCTTGAACGCGACCCATAATGTCATCGCGCCGAGGATGACCCTTCAACCGAGCATATAAATCGGCCTTAGTAATATTATAGTTCATAGTAATACACTGTTGACGATCAGTGTACGGGACGTCCTCTCTGAGAACGCCGATGCTGCCGGGATCAACCATGTAAGGCGTGATGCTGTGCTTGTACGGGATGAGCTTGATAAACGTCGAGTTGTAAACAAGCGCCCAGATCAAAGCAGTTGAGAATACTTGGTCAGCATTCGAATTGTTCCACTCATCATGGATGAGCTGGGTCATCGCCGGCACATACCGATGCTGAATTTCGTCAACGGCAGAACCAAGAGAAAAGTTAAAGCGTGTGGTTTCGGCTGAATAAAGAAATGAAGAAAGCTGATCTATGTGAGAATAGATTTTATTAAAGACGGCTGGAGATTCTTCCGGCCCCGCTCCAAACAAGAAGTAAGAACGCAATGACGAGTAATCGCCCATGCGTTCTTGCTTAGATACTTCGCATTTGTTGGCAAGGTCGAGATAAAAATCTTCGCGCTCTTTAAGATTGCTTGGTATCTTCATTTGCTAATCTTCAAACCTTGGTGGTCGGGGAGGTAACTTGCAGCTTTCGGGCCTGATAGGTTCCCAAGGTCTTTAGGATTAAACCCGACAGGTTCGCCGTTTTGAGATTGTACAGCTTTTCCTGCCAATGCGCTACCCATGTCAAACCGACCGCCGCCGCCCCAGAGGACTTGCTGGTTGCCATCAAA